CCCCGCCGCAAACCGCGTGGGGAACGCTGGTGTGGTCAAGGGAGTGCGTTGAGTTATGGAAAAAGTACCTGCCTGAAATTAGGGATTACACGCAAGCGTTCAATATGGCAATGGAGCAACTCGGATGGGGGACGTACTCACTCGCCTGGTACTTTGATTGCGGTTCATTCCAGAGATACAAGAGGGCATTAGCGCATGTCTGATATTACAGCGAACACACAAGCGCCAGGATCATGGCGATATTACAGGGACATTCACGAAGGCGAAACCTGTTTGATTATCGGCAACGGCCCGTCGCTCAGAGATGTACCGCTTGACTTCCTGAAAAAGTACCCGACATTTGGGACAAATAGAATCTACCTGATGGACGGCTTCACCCCGACGTATTACTGCTCCGTGAACCCGCTGGTAATCAGCCAGTTTGCAGAGGACATTGCAAAGATAGACGCGCCGAAGTTTTTACCAGCCTCGTATTGTTTCGATGATACCTGCTTACCGTTGAACTCATCCGGCGTGGTGGTGTTCTCGCAGGACGCGAGTCAATGGATCCACGAGGGGCACACCGTAACATTTGTTTGTATGCAGATCGCGTATTACATGGGCTTCAAGAATGTGTTACTCGTTGGCGTTGACCACTCATTCCAGTATCACGGCGCTCCGAATCAAGAGATGGTACTGGACGGCAACGACCCGAACCACTTCCACCCTGATTATTTCAAGGGGAAGCATTGGAATAACCCCGACCTGGTACGGAGCGAACACGCCTACAAACTGGCAAGGGCGATGTATGAAGTTCACGGGCGCAGGATTATCAACCTCACACCGGGAACGAAAGAACAGGTATTCGAAAAAGGGAATATCAATGACTGGTAGAGTGACGGCAATCATCAGCGCATATTTCGCAGAGGATTACATTCAAGGCAGGCTGGAAAACCTTGTCAGTCAGACCGAGAAGGTGGACATTATCGCCGTCGCGCAAAAGGGATCCATTGAGGCCGGGATATGTGCGCGTTTCCCACAGGTTGAGATTATCCAGACTAACGACATTCCGGGCGTGTATGAGGCATGGAACATCGGCATCAAGGCAAGTAACACCCCGTATGTCACGAACGCGAATTGTGATGACCGCCTCGCGCCTCACGCGCTAAAGAAAATGGCTGACATTTTGGACAAGGAAACGACTTACGGCGTGGTTTACCCGGACGTTTCCATCGTTGAGGAAATCGGCGGCAATCCGATCGGTGAGTACCGCTGGAAAGAGGGCGGGCTGGATAAGTTGATCAAGGCGTGCTTCTTGGGGCCAATGCCGATGTGGAGGGTGAGGTTGCATAAGCAGTTCGGTTACTTCGATGAAACCTACAAGAGCGCTGGCGATTATGAATTTTGGATGCGACTGGCAAGCAAGGGCGTGAAGTTTTACCACGTGAGAGAGCCGCTGGGGAGTTACCTGAAACGACAAAACTCAGTAGAACACCGCGAGCCGTTGAGATCGTTGTGGGAGGCGAATCACGCCAGGATGAAATACAGGGAGGTTGCAAATGTATAAGTATATCGGTGACGGTTGGATTCACGGCGTGCCGGCGCGTGACCTGACCGATGAAGAAGCGAAGTTTTACGGCATCAAGCAACTCCTGGAATCAGGGTTGTACATCAAAGAAAAAGACAAAAAGATCGACATTCAAAGCGAGGTGAATGATGGGCATTAAAGCATTGAGAAAGTTATTACTGGGCGCTGAAACGACTGCCGGAACAGCCGTAGCAGCAGACCTCAGATGGCGCGGAACTGGCGTTATCGAAGACCAGCGGGAGGTTATCTTCCCGGACGAGGACATTGGTTATCTGTCAGGCATTGACAGGAACTATGTACCTAAGCTGCTGGCGGCTGTTTCGTTTGATAGCGTACCGGCTACATTCGAGCAACTTCCGATCATCCTGAGCGCTGGCGTGAAGAACGTCATCACTGGCGTCACGGATACGGGCGGGAGCGGCAAGGTTTACACCTATGCCTTCCCGACCACCAGCGCTAACAGTATCACAACTTGGACGATAGAAGCTGGTGACGACCAGCAGGCAGAGGAAGTCGAATACGCCTTTGTCGAATCGTTTGAGCTTTCCGGCAACGGTGGCGAAGCGCTGCAAATGAGCGCCAACTGGATTGGGCGGCAGGTAACCAAGTGCTCGTTCACCTCGCCGGTGACTGACCCAGCGACCGTTGAGGAAATCCTGTTTGGCAAAGGCAAGCTGTACATTGACGAGGCAAGTGGCACCATCGGCACAACCGAAAAGAGCGCAACACTTCTTGGCATGGGGCTGAACGTCAACACCGGATGGATCGCGAAGTTTGCGGCTGACGGAAACCTGTACTTCTCCTGGGCGCAATCCACGAAACCTGAAGTTCTTCTCAACGTGACCTTTGAGCATAACTCAACGGCGGTAGCAGAGAAGGACGCGTGGAAGGCAGGAACGGCGCGGTTACTGCGCTTGAAGTTTGAGGGTAACGCGCTAACCACCGCCGGGACATTCTCAAAGAAGACGCTGATCATCGACCTGGCGGGCAAGTGGGAATCCTTTGACACACTTGGTGACCAGAACGGTAATGACATCGTGACGGGAACATTCCGGGCGGGTTACGATGCGACGGCCGCGAAGTTTGCAGAGATCAAGGTGGTTAATGAAACTGCCAGTTATTGATTTTGAGAGCATCACGCAAGGACAGCTTGAAATTTATTTCCGACACTTCCGGGAGCTTGGCGGTAAGGATGAAGGCATTGGACTTGTGGAATGGGCTGGGGCTATGGTACGAGCGGCGGTGAAATCCGGCTGGCTGGAGTTGGATGTGGACAATACCAACCCGAAGGACATACAGGCGATACAGAGAGAGATACAAAAGTATGTTGCGAGCGTGCTGGAATTTGACCCAAAAAACTGATATTGGCGGCGGCAGAGTTCGCAGAGGACAAGGGGCTGCCGCCGGAAGAATTACGCCTCGCGTTCCGCTGTCAGCAATGGGGAACGCTGCCATGTTCCGGCGGGTTACTCGACCAACCCGCCGGACTGGTGGAGCGCATGACGATTGCAATCAACGTGTATAACGCGATGAAGGCTTGGCAGCAGAGCGCGGCACGCAACGCAAAGGATTTCGTAAAGAATAACCCTGATACGTGGAAGATCGTAAAAATGGTACTGGATATGAGGGCGGACAATGGCTGACGCGCAATTACAGATAACGATAAAGGCACGCAACCAGGCGAAAGCCGAATTTGACAAGCTGGACAAGCAGGTCAAAGGCTTACAAGGTCAAACTGGCGTTAAGGGGTTAAATAAGACACTTGGTGATCTTGACAGAAAATTTAAGTCGGTAACTGGCGTTTCGCTTGGGTTTGCAACAGCGGCAGGCGCTGCAGGTGCTGCAGTTAGTGGATTGATTAAATTCATGTCAGATGCGGTAAATGAGACTGTAGCATACGCGACAGAGATTGACAACATGAGCCGGTTATTGGGGCTTAGCACGGAGGAAACCTCGCGCCTCGTGCAAGCGTCAGACGACCTGTTTATATCTCAGGAAACTTTGTCAACCTCATTACAAGCCGCGACCCGCAAGGGGATTGATGTATCCATCGAGGGGTTGAAAAAGCTGGCGGACGAATACAACAGCTTACCCGCTGGCGTGACGCGCTCGAAGTTCGTGCTTGACACCTTCGGGCGCTCCGGCGCTGAAATGGGTAAGCTGATGGAACAGGGCGCGGCTGGAATTGACGCGGCAACTGCGGCGATTGCAGACAATATGATTATCACGCAAAATTCAATGGCCGACATTATGAATTATAAGAGAAGCGTTGATAATCTCAACGATGCTTGGTTCGGGCTGAAACTGACAATCGGGCAACAGGTTATTCCACAACTTGACTTATTGGTGCGTCAACTTACACCCGGCGTTGACAAGATAGAAGAAACAGAGATAGCAATATTCGCCTTAAAAGAACAGATGGTTCAACTTGAGAAATACGGGGGCATGGCAGGGTTATCCGCTGAAGAAGTCGCTGAACAGATTGCAGGGCTTGAAGCGGAAATCAAGGGGTTACATGATGAGTTGAATGGAGTACCAGGCGCGGCGGACGGCGCAACGACATCCCTGTATGGCTTGTCAGATATAATAACTCCGGTCACTACCTACTTTTCAGACCTCACAACTGAAATGCTTTACAACCAGGCGGCGGCGGGGCTTGACGCTGAAGCATCAATGGCGCTTGCGGAAGCAATGGGGCTGATAGACGGCGAGACAAAGATTGTGCTTGACGCTCTTGGCAGGTTGCGCAACAGCTATGATACCGGAAAAATATCACTTGAGGAATATAACGCGCAGGTAGCGATCCTGAATGAGCGTATGGCGCTTATTCAGAGTAAGACGGTGACTATCACGGTCAGGACAAAATACGAAGATCAGGGCGGGCTGTGGGGGCAGGGCAGCAGGAACGCTTATATCGGGCTTTCTGCCAGCAACCGTGCCGTTGGCGGGCCGGTTACTGGCGGAACTCCTTACATTGTGGGCGAGGTCGGGCCGGAGTTGTTTGTGCCGAACACGAGCGGGTCAATTGTACCGCACAACCAACTCGCGGGGAGCACAGTTGTCAATTTTTATTATTCTCCGGCCATCTCATTGACGGATAGAACCGAAGCAGAAACGCGGCTTGTACCAATTATTAGAAAGGCGCTGGCGCGGGCATGACGACGCTAACGTGGAAAATCAATTTTGATTGGACTACGGCGGGGACTTATGATACCCGCAACGATGCTAAATATGCTACTGGGTTGCGTGTTATGCGGGGAAGAACGCAATACATCGCGGCGGCTGGTAATGGATTTGAACCGATGACGCCTGGCTATTGTACTATCACGCTTGACAATTCAAGCGGGGATTACGATCCCTATAACACCAGCGGGGCGCTTTATCCTAATGTGGCGCCTGGCAAATATGTGAGAGTGCTGGTGAACACGGGCGGTGCTGACATTCCTGTATTCGCTGGGCGCGTTGAATCAATCGAGCCTACCGGTGGGGTATCTAATCCGGCGGTCATTATCACGGCTTATGATGGGCTGAAACAGCTAAAAGAAACTCAGATAACCACCAGTTTACATGAGAATATCCACACGGG